CATAATCTTAAATTATTAGTGTCGCTCAAAGCAGTCGCGGCACCCCATGCGCCAGCACCCCAAGTGCCAACCCCCCAACCAGTGCTAGGCACAAAAACATCTAAGCCAGAGTTTATTTGATAAACGGCGTCTGTTGCGGAACCTCCGTTACCAGAATCGCTTGCGTTTGCGGTTACAGTAGCGCCAGAACTATCTTTGGCAGTTATTTCGTAAGTATTAGCTCCCGTTACTAAGTTTATTTGATATTCTTGGTTCAGAACCGTGGCAGTAACATTACCACCTAAACTAACCGCACTAGAAAATGTCACAAAATCACCAGATACAGCGCCATGACTCGTTTCAGTTACAGTTATTGTCGAAGAACCGTTAGTTGCGCCGAAAGTTGTGGAGTTTGTTGATGATCTTCTTATGGGTGTTACATCATAGTAAACATTACCATTTTCAATGTAATATTTATTTGTTGTGCCGACACCAAGATATTGAGAGCCATCCAAAGCTATCCAAGCATGTAGAGCTCTAGGAGAACCTACTACGGTTGAGTCTATATATTTTTCCCAACCACCAATTTTTTCTACGCGGCCTTTTCTAAAACGTATAAAGTTGCCATCAACCCAACCACCTTCATTAGAATAGTCGGTTTCCTCTTTATTGATTCCTGGTCTGAAATTAACTTTTGTTAGCGGCATATCTAAATTCTACCATTTTAAAAATAGAATTAAGCCAATCTAATAATCGCACCTGTAGCTGTTGCACTAGGAAATACAATCGTAAAGTCACCAGCGGTGCTAGTTTTATCTCCACCAAAGTCAATAGCACAAACAGCCTTGTCACTATTAGTGTCGTTGTAGATCAAGCAACCTCTAGCTGTCACAGTTGCATTACTAAAAGTTAAATCAGCAAAATCACAAACAGCAGTCGTTCCAGAGGCTACTGGTGTAACATTTGTTAAAGCAGAACCACCAGAAGTATAGTTGGTTCCACTTGCTTGGCCTGTGGTAGTAAACGCAGTTGTTCCAGCACCCAAGGTAGCCGATGAAGTGTATAGCGCTAATTTGAAAGAGTTACCACTACTTGCAGTAAAGTTATGTGTTCCAACCAAAAGTTCTTGTTTGAAACTTGTGCATATTGCCGATGTAATAGCCATTTAAAGCTCCTTAATAATATCAGCCATGTCACTGTGGCCTTGTTTTTTTAACAAATTCACATAAGTCGTGTTCTTTGACTTAATTGCATTATTTATACTATGTAAGATTACATTATAAACTTGTGTTTGGAAAGCATGTGCCTGTTGTTTTACATGCTCTGGAGCCTCGTTTGAGTAATCACAAATTTTTTTGGTGGCTTGTGCGGCCCAAAACTCTGGCGTGTGACCTTCATTCTCTGTAGCGTGAACAGATATTTTGCCGAGTTCAAAAAGACTATCTACACTCATCCTTTGTATGGTTCTGGTGGCGCAACATCTTCATTGATTTTTAAGCCATATTTTTCTAATCTTTGATTTATCTCGTTGTAGGGTCCAATTATAAACTTACCTTCATGGGGTAT